ATGCACACTGGCATCCGGATATTCCCATCGAAGTTAAAAAAGAGTGTGATAGAATTATGTATGAAAGATGGAAAGAACATCAAGAAGAACAACTAAAGAAAAAATATCTCACAACATGAAAACATGGACACTAACAGTTGACAAAGATGGTATATTGCCATTGCCTCAGGATTTGTTAAATGAGGTGGGTTGGAAAGAAGGCGATACCATAAATTGGGTCGATAATAAAGATGGAACATGGAGTTTGATCAAAGAAGACTTGACAAATTTCATATATAAAGGTATAATAAACGATGAGCAAAATTAAAATCGCAGAGCTGTTTTACAGCATTCAAGGTGAAGGACGCTATATGGGTGTGCCTTCTGTTTTTTTACGCACATTCGGCTGTAACTTTAAATGTGCTGGCTTCGGTATGCCTAAAGGTGAACTAAGCACAGAAGTAGAAGCTGTTGCTGCTCGAATTGGAGAGTTTACGAAGTATGAAGAACTTCCATTGGTTTCTACTGGTTGTGATAGTTATGCTAGCTGGGATCCTCGCTTTAAGGATCTTAGCCCAATGCTTACTTCCGACGCCATCGCAGAAAGAATCTGCGAAATTCTACCGTTCAACGAATGGAGAGAGGAGCACTTGGTTATCACCGGAGGAGAACCATTGCTTGGGTGGCAACGTGCTTACCCCGAACTGTTAGAACATCCTAAGATGAAAAATCTTAAAGAAATTACATTTGAGACAAACGGAACTCAAAAGTTATCGCCTGAATTTAAAAATTATCTATTAAATTGGGGCATGGAGGATAGAGGCTATCATAAACTCACATTTAGTGTTAGTGCCAAGCTAAGTTGTTCAGGAGAAGAACGTCACGAAGCTATTCGTCCAGATGTAGTTTGTGAATACGAAGAAGTCGGTTATACATATCTGAAATTTGTAGTAGCTACAGAAGAAGATGCCGAGGAAGCTATTGAAACAGTTGATATATATCGTGCAGAAGGTTTTAGTGGCCCTGTATATTTGATGCCAGTAGGCGGTGTGGAGAGTGTTTATACATTAAATAATCGCCGCGTAGCGGAACTAGCAATGAAGAACGGACTGCGCTATTCAGATCGCTTACAGGTGCCTTTATTTAAAAATGAATGGGGAACTTAATGAAAATTATTAAAAAATTATTTGGTTTAGATAAAATTGAAGCCAATATCGAAGAAGCTCGATTGGCACTTGAACAAGCTACCAAATTAAAAGAAGAAGCTGAAAATAGTTTAAAAGAAATTGCTCAAGAGCAAGAATTGGCTAAATTGAGTCCAAAAGATCGTGCTACTCGAAAGAAAGAGCCATGGGTTGGCGTATTAAATACCCATGTAAACAAAGATAATGTGCGTAATGGCTTTTTTGAGCTTGACTGGAACGACCATTTTGTGCTAAAATTAAAGCAAGAAGGTTACGGTGTTGAAGGTGACAATGATGAAGAAATTGTCGATCGTTGGTTCCGTGAGCTTTGTGCCAATGTTGTAGTAGATGGCGATTACGGTGGCCCTGTGGAAACAGGTTCTTTAGACATACAGAGTGTGAAGAAGAATAATACATGACCTATATTTTAGTTGATACTGCTAACACGTTCTTTCGTGCTAGACATGTTATTAACGGTGATGCTGACATTAAGCTCGGCATGGCTTTTCATATTACCCTAAATTCAATCCGCAAGGCGTGGCAGCAGTTCAACGGCAGTCACGTTATCTTCTGTTTAGAAGGTAGAAGCTGGCGCAAAGATTATTATGCTCCATATAAGCGTAATCGATCAGATGCCCGCGCAGCTTTAAACGAACGAGAACAAGAAGAAGATCGAGTTTTTTGGGAAGCATTTGATACATTCAAAGAGTTTATCACAGACAAAACTAATTGCACAGTTTTACGTCACGAGCAATTAGAAGCTGACGATCTTATTGCTGGATGGATACAAAGCCATCCAGACGACAATCATGTTATCATTTCAACCGACACAGACTTTGTTCAGCTTATCGCTCCAAATGTAAAACAATACAACGGTGTAATGGAACATGTTATCACGCACGAAGGAATCTTTGATGACAAAGGCAAAGCAGTTATCGACAAAAAAACTAAAGAACCAAAAGAAGCACCTAACCCAGAATGGCTGCTCTTTGAAAAATGTATGCGTGGTGATACCAGTGATAATGTCTTCTCAGCGTATCCGGGTGTGCGCACTAAAGGCACAAGCAAAAAAGTGGGTCTTAGTGAAGCGTTCGAAGATCGTAAAACCAAAGGATTTGCGTGGAACAATCTCATGCTTCAGAGATGGACTGATCACGAAGGCAAAGAACACAGGGTGCTAGACGACTATGAACGCAATCGTCGACTTATTGATTTAAGTCATCAACCCGATCATATCAAAGAAATCATTGCTTCAACTATTGCAGAAGCCACCACAGCAAATAAAAACATTAGCCAGGTCGGAATACGACTAATCAAATTCTGTAATCTTTATGATTTAAAGAAAATTTCAGAACAGGCACAATCTTATGCGGAGCCATTAAATGCAAGATACATTATTAAGGAAGACCACAGTCTGTCGGTATAGAGATACCTGCGACTGTGCCACAGACACATGTTGGGAGAGCAGTATGACAGAACTACATGCTAAACCGATCATCGCAGATAAATTCTGGATCGTTGAAGAGAATGGAGAGAAGATCGCTACTCTAAGAAAAAACGAAGACAATCGTTTTATTATGAGTAATCATGACGGCATCAAGATTTACGAAACTAAAGAAAGTCTAACAAAAGAATTCGGTAAGAACTTTTTTGTAGTTAAAATTTTAAAAGAAGCAGATAATTCTGCACCAAACGAAGTTCATGGATTTTCTACTAGCACAACACCACACAATCCTTTGTATGATGTAAAAAGAAAATTGCCATTGTTTACAAAGAGCATTGATTCAAAAAGTTTATATTGTGCAGGTTATTACACAATTAAATTTGAAAAGGGTTGGGTAAAAAGTTTCTGTCCTAAATTAATCACTCTACAGCGTTACGAGTTCAAAGGTCCATTTAAGACCGAATTAGAAATGAAACAGGTATTGTCAAATGTCAGCAAATAACTTACCCACAAATTTGCCAAGTGTTGAAAAACTAATTCAGCGTGTAGTTGCTGCGGATAGAAGCCAACAAAAAGAAATTAGACTTACTATACAAGAAGCAAAAGATCTCACTGCTGAATTAGCTATTTTGACATCCAAATTAGGCAAAACTGTTCAAGAAATCCACACTATGTTGGCAGAAATAAAAGAATCTACCACTAACATCGACGTTAAGTTCGATGGAGGATCTTTCTAAAGACATAAATATATACGTGGTTAATTAGGAAACACGTATATCATGAGTAGACCAAAACCGAAGATTCTTTTAGAATATGCTAACAAGGAAACCTTTAAGGTTGAGCAGATCCTTGATAGCGAAGCCATCTGGGCTGTATTCTATAAAGGTCAACCTTTTAATTTAAAAAGCGGAAGTTTAGTCGCTAGTTACCCTGGGCCGAAATATAAAAAGGTTAGCTTTTCAAATCCTGGCCACGCATATAACCTAGCAAAGAAGTTAAACAAACTTTTCAAAACTTCAGACTTCGCAGTTTATAAACTTACCACCGGCGAAGAGGTAAAGTAAATGAACACCAAGGATGCCTATACACGGGTATTCTTACAGGCCGCAAACATAGAATTCACCGACGACACAGTTAAAAAATATTCCGCTGTATTTTGGTTTAGTTTTAGAAACAAAGACCAAGGCGGTTTAAGATTGACTGAGCAAGGTTTGCAATTCATTCAAGAACATGCTAAAATAAAAACATATAAAATAGAATTTCCAAAAGAATTTGCTTTCACTCCGCAAGTATTAGTTTGGTTAGACAATTTTATAGATTCCCCATATTTTATAACTAAAAAAAATATCACTGTAATGAAAGAAAAAGCAGCTTTTGAATTATATCTGTTTTCCGGAGATATAAGAAAATTTGGTCACAACAAAGCTCTTTCTAAAAGATTAAACCAAGAATCCCCTGTCGAATAAACTGACCATATAAATATTTTTACTATGTTTGATCTTAATCCAATTTCAATTCTGAAAAAGAGAGAGTTAAAAACTCTTCCTCCTCATTTTGCTAAAATCAAAGTAAGCGATAATGAGATGTTTGATAACAGAGTTAAAAATTGGATTAAAGACAAACTTAAAGGTCGCTTCTGTGTTATCAAAGCACCGCATGTTGATCAAAGCGGTGTGTTAAGATCAATCACATTTGCAGCCTTTGAAGACCAAAAAGAGCTAACATACTTTATGCTAGCTTGCCCATTTTTAAGGAGAAATTAATGTCTGAAGAACTAGCCAGCGCAGTTGCTGAAGAAGCAGCCAAAGCTAAACAAACGGCCGAAGCACCACAGGCCCCACAGCAACAAGGTGCTGATCTAAACATCAGTGACTTAGTTGCTCTAAAAAGCATTCTAGAAGTTGCTAGCCAGCGTGGCGCATTTAAGGCCAACGAACTAGAAGCAGTAGGTCGCACATTTAACAAACTGAACGCATTTTTAGAATCAGTAGCCAAAAAGGAGGCGTAATATGCCAGCAGTCTTAAAACACATAGGAAGAATTACCAAAACAGGAGCGAAAGTTCTGGTAGCATTCAGAACACTACCAGGGGAATCAAATATGGCTCTTGCGATTCCTGTGGCGAATTTAAGCGACTCGTATCATGACGCCATTATGAAAGTTGTAGAAAGCGACCAAGCTCAAGAAACATTCGAGTTTGGAGAACTGTTATTCATTAGAAGTTTTCCTGATGGAAGACCGATGTTACAGGCATTAAGAGCTGATGGATTTTTACAAAAAGTTCCTACAGATTCTGTAACAATGACTCCAACACCAAACGATACCATCGAATTGCATCAATTAAATGTTTTAATCGCAGAGCAAAGAAATTGTGCTGTGGATGATCTATGTCGCTTTGTTTCCGGAGCTCCTAATCCCGGAGCAGAAGTCGAAGATGTTGCTAAAATATCCGAAGTTCCGAAAACCGAAGAAGTATTAGGTAGAGATGTTGGCGAACCTAGAAATGTTCCTCAACCACTTAAGGCTCCCGAGAACCAAGTATTGTCTGATAAAGACATTGCTAAAGGTTACAGAAGCCAAGCTGATGCTATGTATAAAGAAGCAGCCCGTTTAAGAAGAGAAGCGGATGAACTAGATCCTCCTCAAAAGAAAACTACTAAGACCAAAGAAACCCTAGATGCCTAATCCGTTGTTTAGACCGCCAAGACATCTTGTCAAGGAATGGCCAGAAGTGTTCGAAGATCTATATATGAATACCATGCCGGTAGCATATTTAGATCTTGTTCACCTGGAGTTCGTCGACGGAAAGATTTGGCAGATTAATATAAAGCAAGAGTTAGAAAATAAAACAGCAGAAATTATCGCTGAAACGCTACTCGATACACTTCAAGAATATAAAGACGATATTAAAAAGATAGATTTTAAAGTTGATATTGAAAGATTAAAACTGGATATTAAAAATTCTACTGATAGTATTTTCTAGTGTTACCGTAGTGTATAATTTTATAATCTTCTGATTTAAAACTTCTCCAAGGATCAATAACGATTGATCCTTTTTCTATTTTACAATATAAATTTTGCGTTTCTTCAAATCCGCGATATTCGTAAGTTACCTTTCTATTGTGTGCCAATAGCACAACACCATAGCATCCCTGGATGTCATCTCCAGTTAATGGGTCAATATAAGTAGGCTTATGTCCTAATTCCTCGCAATAATGACCTATTAATAAACTATAACTGCCATCGCAGTATTCTACTCCGGGCTTATAGGCTTTTCCGTGGATGAAGATACTCATTCGATTTTCTTCAGCGTGTTTAACAAGTTCTTGGGCAAGATTCTTAGCCTGTAATTCTCTGGCGTTCATTATAGAATCGAATAGGTCGTATCCAAGATTTAATTTATCAGCCATATATCTTAGAGCTATATTGTCTCTAGGATGGCATGCGCCGCCGTCTCCCATACCAGCCTTCATATATTGAGGTCCCATGATACGCATAGTCGATTTAGCTAAAGCATTGGTCACAACATCAACGTCAATGTTACCTTGTCTTATAGCAACGTCTTGTATCATATTGACTAATCCAATTTTAGCACTAATGAAAGTATTATAAAAAACTTTAATGCATTCACATTCGTCCCAGGTGCCTACTTCATATCTTGGATTATTTTCCATGACAGTTTTATAAAAATTAATTAACTGTTCAGCGTCACCGTTCTCAGAACCATCTTCTGTTCCTATCATTACCATTTCTGGATTGACCATATCCCATGCCACGCTGCCCATAGCTATCAAATAAGGATTATAAACAAATCTAGTATTTGTAACCAAATGAATAAATTCTCTTCGAGTCGTTCCAGGCAATACTGTAGAAATAAGAACAAGTAGTTGTTTCTTATTCATATACTTGTTTGCTTCTGTTAAACAAGTTTTCACAATGTCATATGAAAAATCTTTTGGTTTGAGATGAGCCGTTGGTGCTCTGCCATCATATAGAGGATCATGCGGAGTTGGAACTGCAATAAAAACAATGTCAGTATCAGTTACACATTCTTTTATCGAATCAACTACAGTAACTGAATCACTATTTCTCGGAGTTATATCATAACCTTTTATAGTATGTCCTTTGTGAGCCATTGCTTCTGCACAGGGAAGTCCTAATTTACCCAAACCAATAAAACCAATTTGCATTTTTAACCTCAATAAATAATAGCAGCATATTATTTAGTGGAGTATTTTTTTGTATAAACAAGGTTTGATAGAA